AGTCTGTAGTGGAGTCTGCCACGGTGGAGTCTGTAGTGGAGTCTGCCACGGTGGAGTCTGTAGTGGAGTCTGCCACGGTGGAGTCTGCCACGGTGGGTTCTACAACGGTGGAGTCTGCCACAGTGGAGTCTGTAGTGGAGTCTACAACGGTGGAGTCTGCCACAGTGGAGTCTGCCACAGTGGAGTCTGCCACAGTGGAGTCTGCCACAGTGGAGTCTGCCACGGTAACACAGGCAGAGGCAGTTAACTCTGTTACCCCATCAGAAGAGACGAGCGCAGTAACCGAGTCTACCCCTGAAGCCACAGAGGCAGTCAATCCTTTAGCAGACGGTGAGTTTGCCGGTAACATGTCATCTGATCCAGACGAAAGACACTTCTGCGACGATCTAAAGGAACGAAACCACGAGATAATCCTGGAGAATATAGGTTCACTCACTTGTAGCGAGGGAGAGGAGTTGCGCATATTTCTAAGTATACAAAACAATAAACAATATATAACTATACGTGACACCTGTATTCTTTATTCCGATTTTAAGGATATAATTAACAGCTTTGATTCAATGCTAAAGGTTGATGAAGATGAGAAAAAATGTCTGCAGAAACCCGAAATGCAAATGATGTGTGTCCTTGATCTGAGTTTAATTTTCTTCGCCGCCGTTACTTATGTGTACTTTTTCACACAGCTGCCGGCCTAAATTCTCAGATATAGACTTTCTGCCAGAATACTATCCTGCAAGATGAGCTTTCTCCCATCCTCCAGGAATCGAAGCAGATCAACGCTTGTGTGAAGAGTCGCCATCGCCTGAAGCTCCTCCAGAATAGCCGCCAACTTCAGAACAGCCTTTTGCACAGCCCCCTCGAAGAGTTCATATGTATGAGCTATTTCTGCAAGACTATACTGTCCAGTTAACCACGCCTGCATTGGCTCGATCCACTCTTCATTCAAGTCCCAGAATCCGTTATAGGTGATACCATTTGCTCTCTCAAGAGCACACCCTCTCGCCGCCTTCTCATGGATAAAGCGCAGATGTTCAGTGGCCGCCGCATCAGTGGTTGCATGAGTTACCTCATCCTTAGCTTCCCCCAGGAAGATCGATAGGGTCACAAGAACATCGTTTAGTGCGAATGTGGATGGACTCGCAGATATTTTATCATGTAAATATAGCATATACTCCGTCAGTAAGAATGAATGACCCTCATTACATTCTGACGAAAGGCGACCCTTATCGGTCAGAGCAAATGTATCGCCCCTACGATCTACGTATTGAAATTCCTCAAGAACGCGAAACCTCTGTAAAACCTCCGGGACTTCCATCAAAGAAAGTGCATCCCTCTTTTTCTGATAAGAGGCATAAGATTCCTGAAGAGACCGTTTCTTTCTTTCGAAATGATCGTACTCTTGAAACTTCTGGAAGACCCAACCCCAAATTGATTCCTTGTGATACTGTTTCCAGTTCTCGTACTCCCTGGTCGCTTGCTTCCTTTTTGCGTTGTGACTGTTTGCGATCAGTTCTTCCAGAGCCTTCTTTTCACGACAGACAGATAACTCCTCTTCAGAAAACTGCAGTACATCCTGCTTTGCCTGAAGATCAGTAATGTCCTTCAGCATCATCCTACCCTCCTCTTCCTCCAGCGCCCACCAATACGAATCGCCCAACATCGTATTCACAGGCACAGAACCATTCAGTGCCTTAAGGATAAAACTATACTCAAATTGCATCCTCGATTGGAAACTACTCGCCCTCCCCGTAAGCATCGATTGAACCTCAAAGACATCGAGAGGATCTTTGTCTGGGATATAGAGTACAAGTCCCTTATCATCCTTACCCCTCCTCCCGGCCCTTCCTGCCATCTGAATGTATTCCGATGATAAGAGTGGACGAAATGACTGGTCTGTAAACTTCTGCAGAGATGTGAAGATGACAGTCTTCGTAGGCATATTTATTCCAACCGCGAATGTCTCGGTTGCAAAGAGAAGCTTTATGTACCCCTTGCTAAAGAGGATCTCTAAGATCTCCTTTAGGAACGGAAGAAGGCCACTATGATGAAAGGCAATGCCCCGCAACGCAAGCGCACGCAGCTTATGCATCTGAGGACTCTTCTCGAGAAGCGCCTTGTACCTCGATAGATGAAAGTCCCAGATGTGCGCCACGGCAGCAGAATCAGAGGAATCCAGAAAGGTGTGCGGAACACGGGAAGCCAATGACTCACACTTCGCACGCGAGAAGACAAAGGCAAGAGCAGGAAGTCCATTGTGTGTCTGAAGCCATGTCAGAGTTTCGTGTAAGATATGATCAAAACTCTTAATATGGACCTTTCCAGAGATCGGCCCTTCCGTCCCCGCACGCCTCTCATTCTTCACCTTCTCAGCGAACTTGTCCTTGGCCGTGAGATCACCCTTTCGCTCAGATAGCCAGGCACGATAGGAATCAGCGAGAAACTCCTCCTTGGGAGTGTATATCGTTAGAGGCTTTCCATCGGAAATAACAGCATGCTCAAGAGGAACAGCCCTCCACTGAGTACTAATCAGCCATAGGCGATGCTTCTTCAGATTTGCCAACCACTCGGCAAAGATATGAGGGTTCGACAAGGTGGCCGACAGAAGAATCAGGTGCACCGTGGGTGGAAGAAGAATCAACGTCTCCTCCCACACATGCCCCCTGTCCTTATCATTTATGTAATGTACCTCGTCAAAGATCACAGCGTCCACTCTATCCATACTCAGCAACGATGTCGTACCAACAGACTCAGTGTGAGTCCCCTGCTTAAACAACAAATTTCTCAGAATCTCTGTGGTCATTACAATAATATCGGCATTAGGGATGAACTTGATGTCACCTGTCATAATACCCACTGTCGCATCTGGAAACATATGCTTCAGATCATGGTACTTCTGATTGCTTAGAGATTTGATGGGAGTGGTGTAAAACACTCTGCCGCCTCGCTGAAGACTCTTGGCTATCTGATACTCTCCCACAAAGGTCTTACCAGACCCCGTCTTCGCCGTGACCAGGACATTCTCTCCCTTCTCGATTGCCTCAATCGCAAACCGCTGGAAACGGTCTGGTGCGTACTGTAAGGTCATCGCAGGAGACTCGGGTAGAGGAGGGAGAGGGTCATCCTCTTTAACAGTACGCAGAAAGGACATGTAAGGACTATGATGGGAAGGAATCAGAGAAATCAACTTTACTGAAGGACCTTAATAAATACACTCGGATTAATGATAAAAAAGGTTAAGACAAAGGCCGCCATGGAAAAATACACGCAAAAGGCCTGAGCTGGGTTTCGCGCAACTGCGTGAACCAGTATCTCTATACAGCCCCAGACACCTACCCACCAGACAATCACTAATAACGATACCCCAATTAAATGAAGTGGATACATGTATACTAGAAGAGAGAAGAGAGAAGATTCGCTCGGCTTACAATATTAGTTATCTTTATACCTAATAATAGCAATGGAAGCTGTATATATTATTATTGAGAACGGTATGATCTATGGTTTCGCATATAACTCCTACGCATTGGCCTTGGCAGTGGTACATACCGCATGGAACGATGAGGTTCAGCAACAGGGAGAAGACACCTGTAGCGTGATCAACCTACCCGAAGATCCTTCGGGAAGAACCATTTTATATGTTGAAAAGGGTATAAATATTGAGATACGAAAGCTCAATATACTTCGTTAAATTACTTACATGAACAACTGGAAGGGTCGCACGAAGAGTCGCATGTAGAGTCTGTATGAGCAGGCACGGGAGCTTCCTTAAACCATATTAATTGAGTTTCACTTACTGAGCCTCGAGGCTCTTCTTTCTCAATTACAGTATTTCCATCAACGTTAAACTCACAATGCAATGCCATCCCTTCTTCACATTCCTTACGATATGACTTCACAAAAAGACCCACCGGTGTCTCCGTTGTTACTCCGTTATCTACCGTAACCTTAATATACGACTTATTTGGCTGAAGATTTGTGCGATTTACACGCTTTACCATTACCTTTTCCATCTAAATGCTACTTAGATTCTCCTTTAGCCTTGGCTCGAAAGACTATACGCTCCTTCCAATGTGGCAATCCCTTATTCTCATACCATGTAATACTATACTCATGCCCCTCGACAATCTTTGATTTTATGGTGATACATCTCTTCCACTCGGGAATCCAAATACGCTTCTCTGAGACAGCTACTCCCTCAACCTCCTTTGCCGGGCCAGAAAGTACCTGCATAAAGAACATATCGCGCGTAAACGATTTCTCCTGCTTCTGCCTTCGATTTAGCTCAACAACCAGAGGGCAAATATCAACAACAAAGGGAGTATTCGTCGGATCAATGATCTCTTTTATGTACCTCTGATTCACCAGATCGCAGTAGCGACGAATAGGAGATGTAGCGTACGCATACGCCTTTCTCCCCAGGCCCGCGTGAAGAACATCTTCATCTCGCGCATCAACATACTCTGCTGCACTCATTCCCAGATGTGAAAGAGCTGATACAGATATCTTACCCAACAATTCCATCTTCTTCGCCGAGTGTCTACGCAAGATACCCTTTCCCCTTTCCCGAAGTAAGATGCCCGCGTGCGTGTTATAGAGGATCATGAGCGACTGAACCCAGAAATGGGAATCATCTGGATCGACCTCTTCCTCTGAGGCGCGCAGCTGAGCAGATAAGTCGCGGAGAGCAGCCAACTCGGGAATGGTGGAGACAAGGTCTGATGCCTCTTTATACGTGAATGATCTATCGCACTTGACAAGTGTCTTCGCCCACCGAATATCTTGAATCTCCTTCCCGCACCAGGTGAACACTAAACTGAGCGCAGGCTTATGACTGACACCAGAGGGAAGGAGGGTTGCTGATTCCTCGGAAATATTTGGCGGAAACATAGGGGCGAGAGCCTTCCCCTCAAGTGAGTAAAAGGTGCTTGCTCGTTTCCTCGCAATTGCATCAGCCACCGATACTGCAGGAATCCAGGCATCAACGTCGGAAATGTGAATATATATCTTCCATGCCTCGCCCTCTCTGTAAAAGGTGAATGCATCGTCGACATCTCGGCATCCTGGAGGATCAATATGGAAGGTGAATCCCTCAACTATCTCGCGTTTCTCTTCTGAGAAGGTAGACAGTGATGAAGGGATTATCTTTCTCAGGTCCTTGTTGCTGTCATAGGCATAGCTCATCAGAAGCATGGCTCGTTCGGTGTGCTCACTTGGCTGCCCGAGAAGTTGAACAATAGATCCCTTCTGCATAGAACCCTTTCCCTGAAGAGGCTCAATGATCGCATGCACATTAGAAGTGAAATCACGCAAGGAAGATGCAACCGCAAAAGGTGACCAGCGACGGTCGTAGGGGATAAAGCGAAAGAGGGGATGTCCATGGCTACTTAACCCATAGCGAACCTTTGAGGTCAGTTCAAGAGTGCCTGCTATCCACTGCATATTGGGACTGTATCATAGAATCGGTCATCAGTTCATTTTTTAAGTAAGAAAGGCCCGAGTGAGCCCTGGAAAAAAATGAACCCGTCCGCGCCCCCTCGAGGCAGTCCCATGGAGTCTAAGCCACGTAATAAGTACATTTACACAGCAGACGGAAATGTCCAGTGCCCCCACTGCGACTTTACCAAGCCAAAGAAGAATATTTCTACCGTTCACGAGCATATCAAGGCAAAGCATTCTGGCACGTTCAAGCATAAGTGCAGTCATTGTTCTTACGAGTGTGCGGTCAAACAGAATCTAAACAGTCACATCTTATCGAGACACCCAGAGCACTCGACAAAGAAGCAGAAGGAGTTCGTCTGCCCCTGCGCCGACTGTACCTATGCCGCAAATACAAGGGGTCAGCTGAGGAGTCATTATCTTCTCAAGCATCTTTCATCTGAGGTGACTAACATTCTGGGAAGTACACAAGAGGGACAGATTATCTGCACCTCGTGTGGATCTGACTTCAAAAGTAAACCCGCCTTCGTTTACCACGTAGTCAACTGTCTCTCTTCAGAGATTCTCGCCCGTACCGAAGTTCAAGAGGGTCTTGGCCTCGCAGTTGCAGTGCCAGATTCAGTGCCCGCATCGTAAATCTCTTCAGGTCGCACCGTCTTTAACTTACTCACATCAATAATCAGTTGATATATATTATAGCCCAAGGCTGCAAATGCTGCGAGAGCGAGGACTTCAAAGGCCCACTTCGGTGTGTTATAGTCATTTTTTCCTATATATACTAAGAGAGGACCTACAAAGGCTATATGCATAATATTTACCCAGAGGAAGGGAGACTTGTCCTTCCATCGCTGTACCGCCTTATAAAGATGATATACAATAATGACTAACCCGAGCACTGTTAGCCCATGATATACCCAGGGAGGAACAAGGCCACGAAAGAAAGCAATGTAAAACAGAAGAGGAAAAACAATAAAGATATGAAATAAGTAAAGGCCGAATGCTGCCATCTGTCTATGCCACACGAAAGAAATACTTCTGTAGCATCGCATCCGCATGTTCGAGAGCCCCCTCCATCCATGCCTGCTTCATACTATAACTCTCTCCACATACATACACGTCGGGAAGTCGTCCAGCAAAAGGGCGCATTATATCCGTCGATTCCTTTACAGGATCATACGAGCCAGGAGTCCAGTACGTGCACCCATCATCCCAGTAATAGGAGGAAGTATACAGAGGATTGGGGATGGTTTTACTGGGAAAACTCGATCTTAACTGCGCCAAGAGTTCATCTGCAAGAGCCACCTTTCCCTTCTTATGGTAAGAAAGCCAGAACTCTGTATCTTCTGCATCAGTGTACGATGTCATTATAACTCCCTTTGCCGAATTTACAGGAATAACGTGTCTTAAGCGCGCACGGGTTACCACACGGGGCATATCTTCAAACCATACCTTCTTCTGATGTGGAGCATTAGGAAATATGGCATATGTACGAAGTAAGGGGGTCATTTTAAGATGTTTTAGTATGGGATATGTGACAAAGGGGCGTATTTTTCTCAACGCATTTGCGTGTACTGCAAAAATAATCTTTTTTGCTGAGAACGTTTTCACTCCAGTGGGAGTGGCGCAATGAAGAGACATCGGTAGAGTCACCGAACCCATCCCTGTTACACGATGATTACACTGAATATGAATATCTCGACGTTTGAGATCAGCTACCATACCATCAATCAGTGCAGAAATTCCCTCCTTTATTACGTAAAACGATTCGGCAGCAGAAAATTCCTTGGAAAAGGCAAGATCAGCCCGCAGTGTCGTTATCTCGGAACGATACGGAAAATAGGAGATTAACTCATCTACTATATCCTTATCAAAGAGTTTACAGAGGATTTCGTATAGAGTGTAATGCCCTAAGGTAGACTTGGGAGTCTTAGAAATGAGAGCCTTCAGATTCTGTGAAATGAAGGCCCAGGTATTCTCTTTAAGCTCTGTGCCGTCCAGATACAATGAGTTAGAGGAAATGGGAATGCGTGTAAGAGAATACTTAGTACAGTAATCTGCCATTAGCTTATGAGAGGTGGGTATACGACCCGCTCCTGCCTCCCAGTGAAGTTTACCCCTTTTGATGGTATGTACTCGGCCTCCTGGCTTGGAATAGGATTCAAGGATCATGATTCGCTGACTCGGCTGTTTTTCGGATATACGTAGGGCACAGTGTAGACCTGCTAATCCTGCGCCCACAATAATAATGTCCATCTATTCTTCTACGAAGATTCCTTTAACCACTCAAGAAGCGTGGTAGAGTTAGAAATCTGTCTTGGGCCGACAAAGGATGAATCTGTCTTCAGGAGAAAAAAGTTAGGTATACTGCGCACACCGCAGTATCCAGGAGTATAGGTGTTGGCATCGACATCACAGAGATATATGGTATATCCCTGTAGAGACCCTTTTACAGAATCCCAGTCAAAGGCGCGGCACGGCCCACACCATGCCGCCGTGAAATAAATAAGTACCGGTTTATCATGTTTGGTTGCACGAAGCGTCTCAAACTCTTCCTGTGTTAGGAGGGGAATCATCTTTTCCTTGAAAGACATTTATCGCAGTTCTACTCAGTCCGATAAGTAATCCGCCAGCCAAAACCGCACCGATGACTCCGAGGGATACAGTATCTGATGAGCTGGCCATACCTCCACCGCGCTGTACAATCATAGGGGATGGGCGACTCGCATCTCCAGCGGGCTTGGAAACGTCTGGCACTGGGGCAACGGACTGTCCCGCTTTAGCCGTAATAAGTGCCGCATTTGCAAACTTATCTAATGATCCACCTACCCTTCCTCCAGCAGCAAGGGGGACATACGCAAGCATTCCCTCAGCTAAGCCCAGACCCTGTTTAAATATATCGATAAAGGGTTGTATTGACTTATAGTTTGCATCAGGATCAACTTCATTGATTCGTGTTCGCTGAATACGTTCACTGCGACCATTTATATCTATGCTGTTATCCATATAGACAAAGGGGAAAGGACGAGATACTCCTTGAATAAATACTTCCATTGGAAATAGTATTGTATATATTGTTATACATACTGAACGGAAAAATACAACAGGTAAAAGGAACATGAAAGGAAAGATTGATATCGCATGGAAAAAACATGCCCACATGTCACCCGCTATGGCAGAACTTAACATTTCAAAGGGAGTAGTAAGTAAGAATAAGAAGGTCCACCATGCACTGGGAGGAGGATCTTCCCAGTTATACTCCTTAGGCTTTTCCTTTCCTCTCGACGATAACAAACGATCTAACATAAGTTTAAATAAGCTCTCTGCAAATACTCCCGCAGTATCCTTTAACGACCCGTCAGTCTTCTGAGGAATAGCACCACCCTTCTGTACATTCTTCGACGGCGGAGTCTCGGTTGCAGGTCCAGGCGCAGGCACAGGCCCAGGCACAGGCCCAGGCACAGGCCCAGGCACAGGCACAGGTCGAGGCACAGGTCCAGGCCCAGGCACAGGCCCAGGCACAGGCACAGGTCGAGGCACAGGTCCAGGCCCAGACGAATCCGTAGTTGCCTTCATGACGTTATGGTAATTTGATCGATCCTTTCCGTATTTTTCAAACAGGTATCTACTGACCGGATTTACGGTAGAAGTCTCTGGCTTTTTGTCGTTAATCCACATTCCTACAGCCACACCAAACTCTGTGAGAAAGGGAGATCCCAATCCATACTTATTTAGATCTTCTTCGCTTGTATAAATCAACTGGATAAGATCAAAAAAATACCAGTAGCCGAGAGTCAGAGCATTAAACAGAAAAAATAAGAGTGCGGTAAGAGGTGAACGTAACATCAGATGATGTAAACCGAAAAATCCAAATATGAGAGTAAAGAAAATCATACCCGATCGTGTAAATTGTGGCTCACCCCATAATGCAATATGAGATGCCGCTACAGACTCTTTAATTATTTGGGGAGTCTCAACAAACACCATTGATATTATACACGAAATAAAATACCGCCAAAACCATTCACAATACGTAAAATATTATGATTCAGTGCATAGATACGTACATTCGCCATACCACGCTGAGGAGTATTTAGCCCTGCAGGAGTGAGGAAGTTATTGAGTTCAAGCTGTAGAGTCATTGTGTTTAACCTACTGGCATTCATTGATCCACTCGGCTGAACTTCCTCTGGTCGGAAACAAAAAGAATATGAATATACATAATCGTTTATAGGAACAACAGAATGATAGTGAAACGGCTGCACTAAACGGAAATATTCAGCGGGCCTTATATCAAAACGATCATATCCTTCAATACGTAAAAGGGCGGTTGTAATAAGATTCTGATACGATGATGCAGATTCTCCAATGGCATAATTCGTATAATTAAAGTATTGATTTGCATTCAATGCAGCATTTCGTTGAAGAACCCAATATAGCTCACGAATTGGATTATTAAATTCCATTGGCACTTGAATTGTCGTTGCACTCGGATCAATTGGGTATGATGATGTATACTGCACTTGTTCTATTAAATATTCGTGCGAATTTGACACGAAGCGTCTTCTCTCCTCTATATCTAAATGAACATAGTCGCCGTATAGCTGCATAGATGTTATACTCACAGAACTTGCTGTCTGGTCACAGGGAACTGCTGTAGGGTTATCAACGACAAATACTTTATTTATAGGGCGAACTGTTATATTCAGTCTTACGGGATGATATTGAAGAGCAAGCAGAGGAAGATACATCCCCGGAGTTTTGCAAAACCAAAAGCGCAAGGGGACGTGTAAGGTAAGTGGTCCAAATAAACCAACCATGCTACTGTTTGCATTTCCCTGACTTGCACCCGGGGTTTTTCCTATCATCGACGACCATGCATTTAATTTATCGACTCCTACCACGTAATTTGACCAGAGTTCCATCCATTCTCCCGTTTGTCTATCAATCTCTTGTTCACCGATTTCAAAGGTTAATTCCTGAAGAAGGGCGTGTCCGATAGAATTTGTGTAAGATAGGGGCAATCCAGTTACAGAGTCGGTCAACGCCGGGAGAGTGATCTCTAACCAGAGTGGGCCAAGTAAGTCTCCTTTTTTGGGAATAAGACAGGTTAGACGACGACCAAAATCGGGTTGAGTGTCAAAGGGAATACTGCACGATTCAATTGAAAAATTAGTGTATCTGCGGTATACCATCTTAAACCAGGTTACTTGTGGGTTTCCTGTGAGAAAAACATCCTGTTTTCCATTTGCTACTAACTGTAGCAATCCTCCTCCCTGAGTCATCTGTTGTGTCTTCTGATTCTCGTTTAGTACCTGTAGCGAATTGTTCTCGCGGTCTGGTCCTTATAAAAATCCAGTCACGGGTAGAAGATGTCAAGAAACATCCCGTTTATTGATGCAGATACAATTACATTACGAAAAATATTTGCCCTCGGACCATCTAATGTAAGATATCCCCCAATGATGGTTCTTGCAACGGATGGGACTGGTGGCGCTTCCTGGGTCTCTCTTACCGGATATACTGGCCCATCGGGTATAACGGGTACAACTGGTCCAACAGGGTATACTGGAACTTTTGGTCCTACTGGCCCAACATCGTCATTGACTGGTCCTACTGGTCCGACAGGAGTAACTGGATCAACAGGTCGCACTGGACCTATTGGACAGATTGGGCCGATTGGATCGATTGGACAGATAGGACCAACGGGTCTAACTGGATTTAGTGGACCAACCGGGCCAACAGGGTCGACTGGTACAGCCGGGCCTTTAGGACCTACATCAATCTTCACCGGTAGTACTGGCCCTACAGGTTATACTGGGAATGTCGGTCCTACTGGACCACAGTCGACGGTAACTGGAATGAGAGGTCCTACAGGTCCTACTGGTCTTGTTGGAGTAGCTGGACCTCAAGGAATGTCAGGGCCAACCGGTCCGGTAGGAGTCACAGGAGGAGCAATCTTTGTTGCCACCCCATGGCCTCCCACAAATATCACAATTCCTTCTTCTCTATCAAATGCTGATGTACAAAATTCTATTGTTGCACTAACAAATTTATTAGTGCCGAATCCTGGAATGATAACTACTATTCTTACATCTGATCAAATATATCCCTATGATATTATATGGATCTCGCAAAATAATACACTTATATTTAATACTTTAATAGATGGTCAAATATACTATGTAACGAATGGCAATATAATAGGCTCTTTAGCAACTTATGCCCCCTTATTCTCTTCCTTACGAAATCACCTTTGTTATGTTCCTGCTATATCTACATTATATATTTCAGTTAATAATGTTATATATTCTTCAATATTAACGTTCAGAACAACTGGAATTACTGGATTATTTTCCCAGTTTTCAGGAAATATAATACCCGGTTTTTTAAATGGAAATATTTCACTTGCACAATTTAGATATATTGGCGGTTTAACTGTTGGAAGTGACAATAGCATATTTGTTGCCGATTCTTCTAACTACTGTATTAGAAAGATAGATTCAGTAGGAAATGTAACAACACTTGCAGGATCTGGAGTATCTGGATTTTCTGACGGTATAGGAACTTTAGCTATGTTTATAAATCCTACATATATGGCATTTGATTCTACATATAGTAATTTATATGTATCTGATAAGACTTCTATACGTCAAATCAATATAAACACAAGTAATGTCACAACTATTGCTGGTTCTTCCGTAGGGTCTTCAGCTATTGTAGACGGAAATGGCTCTTCTGCCCTCTTTTCTAATATTACTGGTATAGCTGTAGATAAGACTGATACGATTTATGTTGTTGATAATGGAACATCATCTATCCGTAAAATACAATTTGTAAATATTATAGTAAATAGTAATACAAGTACATATCAAAATGTCTATAAAGTATCAACTATTTCTGGTTATCTTTCTCTTTCTGTAAGTGAAGGAATAATTACTACTGGCGACATTGCAGCTGCAACCTATACACGTCCAAATGGGTTAACAATTGATAACGAATCAAGTCTCTATATTGCAGATACTGAAAAAAAATCTATTCGAAAAATTACCACCACTACCTTTACTGCTCAATCATTAAATCTCAATAGTATTAAAACAGGTATTATTTATTCACCATCAGCTCCAAATGCGGTTATTTATGCTGATCCTTCAGGATCGTATTACACATCATCATCAACTCTTACATATACAAATAATACCCTTTTTGTAGATGGATTGGCCTTAAGTTCTGACTCGCGCATCAAACAGGATATTTTACCCTTGTCGAATTCTTTGGAAGCAGTTGAGCGCCTGAGACCAGTATCGTATACAAGGGTCGATGAGACATCTGGAAAAAAACATCTTGGATTCATTGCCCAGGAGATGGAAGAAGTATATCCTGAAGTGGTACACACTGACTCGGCGGGAATGAAGAGTATTGGCTATGCCAATCTAACTGCCGTGCTTGTAGATTCTGTAAAAGGATTGCACAGTGAGGTGCGTGCCTTGCAAAGTACTGTTTCGGGACTCAGGAGAATTGAATAGCCCCGTAAAAATTGATCTTACATTAGAGTTGTACTCGAGTCCTCGCCATGCTCTGCACACTCCACGATGGTTCTCGTCTACGCACGATAGGTGCTAAAGAGTTGATTGAGATTCATATATGGAATGGGAATCGTATTATTGATATGGCCCATGTCCAGAAGATCAAGGATGGTATTCGAGGTAATGTACAAAAGCTCGAGTTCAGTTACAGGATTGCCAGGATTACCGAGACGGATGCTGGAGATAACCCTGTAACAGTATCCTATATTATTGACGGACAGCACAGACATAGGGTACTCTGCGATCATTACAAGGAGAATCTGTGCGAGCCTGACTTTCCCGTCGTGGTGTTAGAGAAGGATATGAAAAGCGAGGCAGAAATTATTTCCTACTTTAAGGAGCTCAATTGTCAGAAGCCGATTAATTGGAAGTCTGACCCGAAGGTGCTTGCGAATGAGTATATTGAACAACTATGCGCTGCCTTTAATTTTGGATCAAGAAAGCTTATCCGCGAGGGTTCAACACATCGACCTTATATATCAGTCGATGCGTTGAGGGATGCCTTCTTGGCATGCAAGGATGCGCTAAAGGAAGGGGACGAGGTTGCTGCCTTTGTTCGGCGAGTTCTTGAGTATAATGCGAATCGCGTGAAGCTCGCCGAAGTTGCTGGGGTACTTACGTATAAGAAAGGAGATGCTGAAAAAATCCAAAAGGCTGCGGCGCTTAGATTTATGCTCGCGGTTGATAAGAATCTACCTTGGGTAAGGGACTGCTTACGACCTCTATAGAATAGTCTATACAAGTAACTTGCGTTTGGCTTTTGGCTTTTCAAATCCACGAAAGAATATACCTTCCTGAACCAGGATCATGATAAAGATCGCACTCTGGAAATGCCTCTTCCACTCCCCTTCTCACACCCATGATAATTTCCTCGCAATTACTGGTGAGGAAACGATCTCCATATATGTCGCACCCATAAAACGGCTCGCTATAGTATGTCTTTCCCTTCCTCGCCTCTTCGAGGACTACTCTCTTTATATAGTTGACAGCGACCTCAATATACTGAGTACGCCTAAACTCATTCTCGTCCGTCTTTAACCCACGGAGAAAATGGCGCGTGTACTGGGAAACCGCGCATTGAGGAAAGGCGAGTGCAATAGCAAGGATGAGGAGAAACATCGTGGATTCTCTGACGAGATCGACACTACTATCAATTTTTACTTGAACTCCAAGGGCTAAACAGACCTGTAAATACCCCTATAGGGTACACCATGGGAGATGTGTGTGATACATGTTGCTCAGAATTTACAGTACAATTACGTAAGCAGCTATGCTGTCCGTATTGTGACTATAAGTCTTGCGTTAACTGTGTTAAAAAGTATCTATTGTCATCGGCCACCGATCCTCATTGTATGAGTTGTCGGCGCGAATGGAACGATGATTTTTTAGATCTGAACTTTACAAAGTCCTTTCGCACAGGATTGTACAAGAAACATCGCGAGGACATTTTGATGGAGAGGGAATTGTCTATTCTCCCCACTCGACAGATCCGCGTCGAAGCTACTCTGAAGATGCGAGCCAATATGGATAAGTTAAAAGAGTATACAGATGAGTTAAACAAGATAGAATTAGAACGGAAGAAGTTGTTCGTTCAGTATTCTCTTGTGCGCTCCCAGGTCATCCGTTATACGGCAGAGTCAGATGGACGCGAACCTCCTGCGTGGACTCTGGGGCAGGGTGAGTCTGCAAAGTCAGAGAGAGCAAAATTCATCATGAAGTGTCCATCAACAGAATGTCGCGGATTTTTGAGCACGGCGTACAAGTGCGGAACATGTCAGATGTGGGCCTGCCCTGACTGTCTTGTGATGAAAGGCGAGGAGAAGGATACCGATCATACTTGTGATCCTGGTCAGAAGGAATCGGTTGCCCTCATTATTAAGGAGTCAAAGGGATGCCCGAAGTGTGGTCAGAGGATATCAAAGATCGACGGGTGCGATCAAATGTGGTGTCCAGACTGTCACACAGCGTTTTCCTGGGTCACGGGACAAATCGTGAATGGAGTAATCCATAATCCCCACTACTACGAGTTCCTCCGCAAGGAGAATAATGGCGTAGCTCCTCGTAACATCGGGGATGTGCCCTGCGGTGGCATTCCTGGCTATACGAGAATTCATCGGCTCGTGAGACCTACATCTGGAGAAGTGGCTGGGGTGACAGCTGAGCAATCGCGCGCCATCATGGCTATTCACCGCATTGCATCTGAGATTCAGGATCAACGGATCAGGAACTACCAGGGGCGATTCACGGAGAATGATAATGGAGATCTGGGTGTAAAGTACTTAATGAAGGAGATAACGAAGGATGATATGAAGGCCGAGCTGGCCAAGAGAGAGATGAAACGAAATAAGCATGCGGCGATTCGTGCGGTGCTTGAGATGTTTGTAAATACCAGCATTATCTTGTTAAATGCTCTGTGTGATGATTCAGGGGAGGGAGTATCGCAGCGCGTATCTGTCTGTCTCGAGTCGTTTACAAATCTGAGGAAGTACGTAAACGATACTCTCATGAATATTAGCCGAATGAAGCAGTGCTCTGTCCCGCAGATAAATGCATCGTGGCATTGGAGTGCTTTTAATAAAGTAACTCCGAAACCAAGAAAGGCGTCTGCTGTCGCTGCAGCAGCAGAAGCAGAGGTAGACGCCGATATAGTTACGTAAATATCCAATCAGACCCCCTTACTTCTCCTTCTTCGCATCGCGCATGGCCATCTTCAGGCTATAGCTCTTTCCCCTCGTGCTTCTGCCCTTCTTAAAGTGCTTCATCACCTTCTCATTCCATGCCTTTAGTGCGGGGGAGAGCTTGCGCTTGGTTGTACGCTTATTGGCCATTTCTATATGGGGGTGAGGTTATTCATCTCACCAGTGCCAAGCTTTTCTCTCCCCCAGCCAATAGATTCCTGGATAAACTCCGATGTGACGGGAATACTGTACGCACGGAAATCAAATAGGCTTCCCTTAAACAGTTCATCCTTATTTGAATGTGTTGATGCACTCTTCCAGTTACTCTTCCCCAAATAACAGTTCGTCATTAAAGATGTCGATGGAAGACAGCCGTCTACCTTAGTGAAGACGAGTATACCATCGATGTATACAGAGAGTGCCGGACGGAACGCATCGTCAGAGTCCGCAGTTATTGTAATATGCGTCCACTGCTTCAGTGGAAGCACATTATTCACTGTAATTCTCATCTTACGACTGGCCTTATCCCATACCTCGTAGAGTAGGGTGGCCTTGTCGGAAGGCTGGCGCTCATCAGGACTCACCGTGCTCGCTGTAAGTTTTCGCGGAAATACCTCAATTGCCTTACACTCGAAATCATTCACATTTGCATCTGTAGTCTGCATTAAGTGCTGTGGTGTCGTTTCTGACACATTCTGTTGACCCGATGGCTCTGTCGGAACAGTCGATTCATTTTTAGATTGTACCCCATAATCTCCCTTACCAAGAATTCCAAGAAAGACGTTATCTTTCCCAGCTCCATTTCCAAAATCGAACAGTTTAGCATTGTTTGTAAATGCATCAAACTTCACCCATACCATCCACGTGCGAATAGATCGAAGAGGAAGAACTGTTCCCAAGATGAGAGCATCTCCATCATATATACGCACATACTGTGTTCCGTTAAAAGTGAGTCCATTGGTCGTGTCAGAGGGCATCTCGTCTATCGTCATAGCCCCTGCAGTCTGCAGTTTAACCGTATCTACAGAATCTTCCATCGAATGTGCAAAACGAAGCCATAGTTCACAGCCTTCATAAAATCTCAGGAGTTGAGCAATAGGTGGCGGAGGATTGGGATCGACCACATCTCTCCCGTCAAACCCACTATCGCTTGCTCTCAAACACAAGGGCTGGTATGTCGAGTCACTATCCAGTAATATACGACAGTAGTCTGCACGCCCGTCGTTATTTATATCTTGCATATAATCATCCTTTGATATACGGAATCCCTTACTGACTGAAGGTGTCCGAAAGGAGGTGGAGTCAAGATTTTCTGTTCCTGCGAGAGCGCAAGCAAAGAAAAGATCCTCTGAATTCTTCTTAGTGACCATACGACAAAAATCATAGGGAACACCCAGTCGACTCACGTCGGCATAGTCGTGAAAGTATCTGGGATCTCGATCGTAGGAAGGGTCTTCTTGTCTTGTACTCACATCTGCTCGTGGCCCAGCAAAGGTACTCCAGTAGCTTGCTCGAGGAATCGTCGTAAATCCCTCGGTAAGTTTCGGAAAACACATCTCGGAGATAGTTAGGATTGCGAGAAGAGATATCGTTATGTAAAATAGTACTGTAAATATATCCACGTACATTCGGGATCGCTTCTAATGTTTATATTAGTAGATATGTTAGGTACGAACAACCGCAAGACGGGGCATGAGGTAGAACCTCTGGCCCAGGGATCTTATGGATGCATATATAGCGAGGAAGAAGCACCCCCGTGCAAGGCAGATCAACCATCTGGAGAACGTAGAGTAAGAAAGGTATTAAAGAAAGATGATGCATATATCGAACTCTCAACATCGAAACTTATTCAAAATATACCTCTCTGGGAATACTATTTTGTTGTACAAGAAGAAACTGGATGCAAGGAGAAGAATTTTAAAGAAGCTCGCCCAGTCTATGAGGGGTTTTGTAAGATTTTTAAACGATCCAAGAATGCAAATCTTGCAGAACTTTCCTCTCCATATAAGGGTGTGTCTCTGCGACAATTAACTATTACACCTTCCTTTCTTTTTATAGATTCCTTCAAACACTTGCTCACCGGGATATCCCTCTTGCATAAACAGGGGATCTGCCACTTTGATATTCACGCTGGAAATATCCTCGAAGAAAATGGCTTTCTACGCTATATTGATTTTGGTAGCTCGTTTAAAGGGAATTCTATTACAAAGGCCGTCGTTGACCGTCGCAGTTACGCCTTTTCCTCTGACTTTCCCACACAGCCACCCGAACTATCGATTCAGAATGGAATCTATCACAATCTCGATATAGAGTACTGTATAGATGAACTTATCAAGAACCGTGAAATCTTTCGCAATGGTCTCCCGTATACAGGTATAACAACCTTCTATGCCGAATCTAAGCTAACATCTGTTGCAAAAACAATTGGAACAACACCCGCTGAATGGGTAAACTTTTACAAGGAACACTGGAAAAAGTTCGATATCTGGTCGTTGGGCGTAGTCTTCTTTAACCTACTACAACACTGTATCCTTCTTCCCTCGTTTCGACCTATATGGCAAAAGAACCAGACTCTCATCACAACAGTATTACGTGGATGTCTTGAACCTGATCCTACTTGCCGCTTTTCCGCCGACGAAGCCTTGTCATATTTTTCCTCTGACGGACCTTCCGCGCAGTGACACGATACCGTTTCCCCCCCTTGGGAACTCCTGCATGAACAACCGACCGAGAGATACAGAAATAGCCGCAAAAGTGTTTATAGTTTAACGGCTCAGAATACCAATGATAATTGAAATTAGCACGGCGCACATCGGCAATATAATGCCCCAGTGCATCCAGATCAGTTACAGGGCCTTGTCCCCCCTTGTGAGAAAATCGTCCAGTTGTATCACGCCGAAGAACGTGGTAATCATTCTTAGTATCAATGATAAAAGCAATCATTGATGTTCCCTTTGGACATATTGTATCGTAGTCAGCGGGAATATACTGACCTTCCTTGTACTCTCCGTTGTTCGTATATTGACCGTCACCGAGAATACGGGCGATGAGATTGGGG